ACGTCAGGTGGGCAAAAAAACCTGTCTACGAAACTAATTGGTGCCCAAATATAACTATAACCCAAAAAAGAAAAGGCGGCAAATGCCGCCTTTCCCTATCTCAGGTAAGAGATTACGCGGCTCCGGGAGTACCGAAAACGGCTCTCCAATCAGATACACCAAAGGAGTATCTTTCACGAGCTTTGAAGCGCATATTGCCGGTGTCAAAGTCACCTTCCATTGCAGTCTTAATCGGAGTGCGCTGGAAGAGTTTGAAACCATTAGGCGCGTCTGTCTTTATGAAGTACGCATCAGTGTCAGTCAAAAAGTGATTGACCACTGCACCGTCTGGGATCATTCCCATGGACTTCATAGCGTTCAGATCGTTGTCTGCAGTGCCGGGACGCAGGTTGGAGTTGATAACCCTTTCTGCAATAAACTGCAGTTCTTTTGGAATTATCAGCTTCATGCCGCGTACAGCAATCTTCAGACCACGCTCATCAGTCAAACTAGCAATATCAATCAGCATCTGCTCAAGAGAAGTCTCATTGAGGTCAGCGGCTGTTGATAGCTGGTTACGCTGGTTTCCGCTCAACGAAGGGTGAGCAGATGAACACAGAGCGGCTCCATCACCAACTGGGTAGCTGGTATCAAAAGCATTGTTAAGTACAGAAGCGGCCTTAACCTGCTTAGTCTGAGACATTGAACGTGCCAAAGCACGTGTATAACGTCCAGCCAAACGGTCGTAGAGGTTGTCCTCAACAGCTTCTTCCGTGATGCTAAACGCAAGAGAGATAGTCTCATGCGTGTAACGAGCAGTGTAAGTTTCCTGCGCGTCGTCGTAGGTAATGGCCCCACCCTCGGATTTAACCGGAGCAGATCCAAAACCAGACAGCATCTGTTCTTCCTCGAACGCACGATCAGAGGACTCTTCGTCGAAAATTTCGGCGTGTTCTCTATCGTAACGATCGTATTCCATCCCGAACAAGGCATTTAGTCCGGGTTCTAGCTCTTTCGCTAATTGAGCGCGAGAAATAGCCATGGTTAAACCCCCTTAAATGCCGGTGGAATCCGCAGTGGTTTGAGAATCAAACCTGCGAGTTCCAGCGTTAAAATGTGCGTTTAGACGTACCATCAGCGGTATACCTGCTGCGGTATAGTCGCTGTTGGAAGCATCGTCCATAATCCCAACAATGCGCAAAGGCAGAGTTGCTGTAGCGGCTACAGAGGAAACGGACAGTGCTCCACTTGCTACACCCGTAGCGGATGAACCCGTACGGGCAGACGTACCGAGAGATGCATTTGCAAACACAGTTGCAAGTGCAGTAGCGCGGTTTGTCAGCGAAGCGTCTGAAGCTACTTTAAAGAGTTGATTTGGGTTGTCAGCCACATACGCCTTTACAGGGTAGTTTGTGTCTACGCTAACAGAACCCGAACCGGGCCAATAGTTGAGCCAAACCGGTTTCTTTTGAACCGAGTCGTGGTATTCGACACCCATCAGAACACCCAATGCTTGAGTAGTACCACCGGCAGTATCGCCAGCCTGATCAATTACTCCAGCCGCCAAAGGAACGACTATGGAATACTGATAAATAGCATTGGTGTTGTTAGAGGCAATTTCATACTGAGTTACACCAGTAGTATTTGCACCGCTACCAACTATCCCGATAGGACGAAGACCGTAGGCAGTTGATTGATTTGCCATGAGGAATTCTCCTTCCTATAGGGTGACCTACTGTTTACGCGGGCCACCAAAAGTTACACGAGATTGACGATCAGGTTTAGTAATCGTCATTGTATTATGAGCATTTTCCCGCATCATATCTTGATCAACAGCTTCCATCAGATCGTGGCTCTTTTCACGGAAATACTGCGTCCGTTCTGCAACCGTTTCTACTGGAAGCCTTGCGAGAAGCAAACCGCCAACGCCAAAAACACCTTCAAATCTACCTGAATCAATCACCGGAGCTTCAAAATCAGGATATTCGTCAGCGCGAACTAACTCATAACCTTCTCTCATTCGAGCAGAAATGTTTTTACGGTCATCAAAACCGCGCACTTCGGCCCGTATCCAACGGTGTATGTACCCTTCGGGTGCAGGTGGTGCATCTAACGCGGAGGGGGGAGCCCAAGGCTTACGCCTCTGCTCTTTCTCCCTAGAATTTTTTGCGCGAGGAGAACGATTAATACCCTCAAATCCTGTTTGTTCAGTTTTATTGGTCATTTTCGTCTCCTATTTTACGTATTTCGCGTATTCTTCAAGTGGCACACCTAATTTCTTTGCTATTGCAACTTGGCTTGGTGTGAGTTTCCGTGTGCGTCCCGATCTCGCTGAAGAGCGAGAGCCACCAGCTACGTTTTGGACGGGTTTTTTAGCCGTAGTGGTGGTAGATTCATTCGTAAACTTGTGAGGGAACTCAGTTCGCATACGAGTATCAAGCTCACTATAATACTCATCGCTCTTGGGGTCAAATTGTTCATCTTCTACAAGTTTTTTGTGTATCCCAAACGCCGCAAAGGTCATAGCCTCGTCTTGTCCAAACCATGAGTTCTTAACAGCCCAATCCTCGGCCTTCGGGTCTGGTCTGCGGGGTTGCGGAGGTTGCGCAGCTTGCTGAGGCGGCTGCTGCGATTCATACGCCAATCTAGCTTCCTGCGCCTTTTTAGCTTGATTATACCTATCCGCGGCTACCGCCAGTTCCGTAAGCTTCTTCTGTGCGGCTACAGTAGCGGTAGAATCCCCTAAATCAACAGCACGTTTTAGCTCGGCCTCCACCTGCTGTTGCTCTATGTCAAGCCTACTACCATATTCGGTCATGTAGCCTTCATCTAAGCTTTTAACGCGATTTTTTAGATCATCAGCCTCTTTCTTAACGTTTTGAGCATAGTTCAAGGCTTCTTCGCGCTGACGCTCGGCCTCTCGCATCTTCTTAGTGAGACGGTCTATCCTTTTTTGGACAGACGCACTGTATTGCTCGTGTTCGTCCTCTTTTTCTTCCTGTAATGGTTCTTCAGACTGCTCAGAATTATCCGTATCTTCTGGAAGCTCAACCTCTACTTCTTCAATATCCGTTGTATCTAAATCAATCGTTTCTTCGTTTTCTACAATTTCTTCAGCCATAATTTAACCCCTTAAAAACTAATAATATCTTCAGGATCATTTATTGTGGCCAAAATCTCATCATCATTAATGATGCGAACTTCGCCACCGTCTATACGAAAACGTGATCCCGCATAACGTGCAAAAACAACCCAATCTTTTTCCTGACACCAAGGGCCATTTGGAAATTTATCTTCGTCTTTATAGACCAAGGGACCTTGCTTCAGAACATATCCAACCACCGTCTGTATTTGACCGTCGTCTAATATCTTCTCAGGAATGACAATGCCGCCATCAGTGGTAGCTCTGCCTCGATAGGGTAAGATCAACATACGCCACCCAGTGGGGGCAGGCATACGATCAATCAAAGATTTCTTTAGTTTAGAAGGGTCTAAAACACGTTGTTCCTGTGCTACATAAGCACTATTTTCCGTGTTTGCTTTTTCTTTTTCTTTTTCTTTCCTTCGCTCTTCAGCGATATGCGCAGGTAAATCAATCATCTAATTGCTCCTGTTGTTCGAGTAGGCTCGAGAGTTCCTGTGCGATGTAATTTAAAGAATTTAACTCCCCCATGAGCGTCCTATATTGCTCCATGGAGTTAATTCCATCGTTTTCTAACATAGTTAATACGGATGCTTTTCGTTCATTAATAGTTTTTTGAATGAACTGAACAACCCGAAATCCATCCATAACACCTCCTTGTGCTTTATAATAAAATCGTAGTATATCGTATACTATTTCGATAACAACCCTTTTTCTATCAACCTCTTACGGTTTTCTAAATGGGATAACTGTATGTCTTTCTTGCTTTGTCCAAAGTATGGGACAGCATGAAAATTAGATATTAAAAGCTCGCAAATATCGCCATGAGCACAGCAAAAAGTGCCCAAATATCGGCCATATTTGCCCTTTTCTTTAGTTTTTAGGGTGTATTTGAAACCAACCATAAGGTTTTCTTCAACAAATTTCTTGGCTAATAAGCCGCATTCCTTTTCTTTTTTGTCTCTAGTCCTAGATTCTGGGGTATCCACGCCCGCTAAACGAATACGTTGCTTTTTTAGCCACATATCAAAGCCTAGATCTATATCCACATCTACCGTGTCACCGTCTACCACCCTTAAAATCGTGGCTTTATACTCAAACATAGTTTCCAGACCTAATCATGTCCGTTAGTTCAACCGCTCTACCTTTTACTTGAGTAGCCCACTTGCTGTCCAAAAAATGGTCAGCCGCTTCTTCAAAAGATCCTTCGCTCATAGAAGCTAAAGCGTTTTTAAATTTTAAAAGTCTTGGCAAACCTAGATTAAATCCTAAAGAAATCATGGCATCTCGACGAGCATCCCCTAAATCAGAAAACCAAGGAAAAGTGCGATTTAGCTCATCCTCAACCCGGGTAATATCGTTCCGAAGAAGATAAATTACCTCATCGTCAGACAATCCCAGCCCTGTAGCCGATATATTTCGCCCAACACCTATGGTTTCAAAATTCTCCGTATCCAAGTAAACTTTGTGCTTTACGCCTTCATGGCGACATAGCATCTCGATTAGCTTATCCATCGCGCCCCTTTCCTCCATAGAAAAAAGCCGCGCAGGTGCCCAAAATACCGGATAATTGCCCCAGAACTAGCGAGATTATCGTCTCGTCGTTCTGATCGTGAGGCATGATAGTTACGGTCATTACGTACACCCCGTAAAGAACAAGGGCAAGAATGCAGAACATTTTGGGGGTTAAGTCTCTGGCAAACGCTTTACGGGCATTTTTGCGGTCATCTACCTCTCTGGCATAAAGGTCTATGTCTAGCTGTTTCATCTTGAGGGCAAAGTCTTTATCGACCTGCTTTACCTGCTCCAGCTTTTCAGGAGGGGCATTCTCTAGAGCTTCCTCAATGGCTTCTGGCTCCGGAGGGCAATCCAGCACCTGTGCGACGGCTTTTGCCGCCATGCCGCCCATAGGGCCCCCGATAGCGGTGCCGACAGTAGGAGCTACAAGTTTAAGTAACCCTTTTAGTTTAAACGCCATTTTCTTCAGCGACTATGTCGTCGATGGTATCGCAAACGTCAGGGACAACTACACCTGTAGTAGCAGACAAGATTGACCGGCCCACCGCCCTTGTGCCTTTGTAGATTCCAGAGCAGTAAAGCTCCTTGTTTTCCATAACTTGTTCTACGGAAGTGCATCCCGCACAAAGCAAAACAATCGTACCCAGTAATATTCTCATCATTTCTTTCCTTGGTTTTTTAAGAAATCTTTCAATCTTTTTGCGTATCCATCCATCATATGATCAGAAATAGCGTCTCTTATACTCCTGTCGTTTTTACGGAAATATGGATCAGGGTTAATCATGTCATCCCCGGTGTTAGCAAAGTAAAGCATTGTCTGGCTCCTGCTGGGGCCATAACAAAGCCGTGGCACCCTTGCTACCATATCGCTACCCTGAACCACGGAAATTTGATTATCAAGCTCCATGGGGCGTTTAAACCCCTTGAAAAACGTGTTTGGCTTGCCAAAGGTGACCAAATTTAAATTAGGATGTTTTTTGTAAATCTTAGCGCAAGATAACTCGGCCAGCGCACCGCCTAGACTATGTCCACATATTAACGTGCGCTTGTTCCAATCTATCATAGGAAGTATCTCTTTCCAGACACTCTTATGCGCCAGCGTAAAGCCGCCATGACAAAGTCTTCCGGCATAGGGAACGGGAACGACAAAAGCATCGGTAAACCAATCTAGGCCCTGCTGGGTGCCCCTAAAGGCTATTATGTCTATAGATTTACGTTGCGCGAAATACGCGGTAGTGGAGGTTAGTTTGGATTCTATTTTTATAGCGTCTGGAATAGCATCATCGTAGGCCAGCATTGAATACCTACGAGCAGTATTTAGAAGGACCGGATCAAGTTTCATTACTAAGCCCCAATTTTTTCAACCATGTACAACAATATTATTAAAGGATAAATGCCCCAAACCAGCCTTTCTAGCTTGTCAAACTTGTCGCTTCCGGCTTTAAGTCGTTCTTCAATAGCCTTATAACGCAAGGCGCACTCAACTTCATGTATCTCCATACGCTGTTCAGAAGACGTTTTTTTAGACACTTTCTTCTTCGCTACTTTCTTCTTCGCTACTTTCTTCTTCGCTACTTTCCTAGCTGGTTCTTTCTTTGCGGCCACCATGATTGGCTCCCTATAATCTCTGTACAATTGCTATCATAGCAACGAGTGCAGCGACAGCAATGCTTACTACTATTGTTGCAACGACGATGTCCGTCGCATCACTTTTACGTCTTGCAGCAACCCTAGCGGCCTCTAACTTACGCTGCCTCAATATTCTGCGTTGCTTGAGCATATCCCGGTAAAAATCACCCTGACCGGTATAAATCAGGTATTCTCGAAGCTCTTTCTCTAAAGTAGCGGCTCTTTTTTTAGCCAGAGTAATCTCAAGTGCCTGTTGCTCAATACTTTTACCCGCCAATAATTTAGCAGTATTAGATATTTCCTGACTTTCAATATTGGCTTCGCTAATTTGCTCATTAGCTTCAAAAAACTGAGACAAAGTACCAGCCATGTCATGCAGCTCTTTCCCCTTATCTACTCCCGCTTTTAGAGCATTAAAGGCGGCATTTGCCGCACTCAGGGCGGCTACTACTTCTATCATGCTTTTTTCTCAGAAAAAAGCAAATCGCGTTTAAAAAATTCCTTGAAACCGTTGTTTTACCCGAACGATCGGGCTAAATCCTTTTACCGGACCTCCCTGTGACATCTTCTTTGGCGACTTCCCTGCCTTGCTAAGAGCTATAGCTACTGCTTGATCCTGCTTGTAGCCCTCATCCCGCAACTTACTTATGTTAGAGCTAATGGTCTTCTGACCTTTACCTGTTTGTAATGGCATAACTTAACAAGAACTATACTTGCCACCACGCTCTGCCGCGCCCATGCCGCGCTTTTTACCTTTGAACATGGTGCCTTCACCAATGCTAGGGGTCTTTTCGTCAGTTGCTTTGGCATACGGTATTTTGCCCTGACCTTTTATGTCCGCGTAA